TGAGTTGGATCTTCTTAATAAGTTCATAACTTATTGGGAGAACGAACCTCCTGAGGTGATCACTGGTTGGAATATCCAACTGTTCGATATCCCATACATCGCTGGACGCCTCAGGAAGGTGCTTGGAGAGAAACGTATGAAGCGTCTGTCTCCTTGGGGTCTTGTGACCGAAAAGGAAGTCTACATCAAGGGCAGGCAGAACAAATCTATTGATATTGGTGGTGTAACTCAGCTGGATTACCTGGATTTGTACAAGAAATTCACTTATACAAACCAAGAATCCTATCGTCTGGATCATATTGCACTGGTTGAACTTGGTCAGCAGAAGTTGGATCACTCTGAGTTCGATACTTTCAAGGACTTTTACAACGGAAACTGGCAAAAGTTTGTTGAGTACAACATCAAAGACGTGGAACTTGTTGACCGTTTGGAAGACAAGATGAAACTGATTGAGTTGGCACTTACGATGGCATATGACGCCAAAGTAAACTTCACCGACGTGTTTTATCAGGTCAGAATGTGGGATGCAATCATCTACAATTACCTCAAAAAGAGGAATATTGTCATTCCACCGAAAGTTGGTGCCCAAAAAGATGACAAATATGCTGGTGCATATGTTAAAGAACCTGTTCCTGGAAGCTATGATTGGGTAGTTTCTTTTGACTTGAACAGTCTGTATCCACACTTGATCATGCAATATAACATTTCACCAGAAACTTTGGTGGATGAACCACACCCCCGCTGCTCTGTGGATAAGATCCTATCTGGAACCTTCATTGCTGATGGTCGCTATGCAACAGCAGCAAATGGTGCCATGTATCGTAAAGATGTGCGTGGATTTTTGCCCGAATTGATGGACAAAATCTACCAGGAACGCACAATTTACAAGAAAAAGATGCTTGCTGCTAAGCAACAGAACGAAAAGTCGCCTTCCAAGGCACTTGAAAAGGAGATTGCACGATGCAATAACATCCAAATGGCACGTAAGATCCAACTCAACTCTGCTTATGGTGCTATTGGTAATCAATATTTCCGATATTATAAGTTGGAGAATGCTGAGGCAATCACTCTATCGGGTCAGGCATCGATTCGATGGATTGAGAATAAGATGAATGATTATCTAAATAATCTTCTTAAAACAGAAGAAGAGGATTACGTAATTGCGTCTGACACTGACTCAATTTATCTTAATCTTGGACCTCTTGTTAGTAAATTTTTTGCTAATAAGTCTAGCGACAAAGCAGCAATTGTTTCCATACTTGATAAGATCTGCCAGGATAAGTTGGAACCGTTCATCGAACAGTCTTATCAAGAACTTGCGGACTATGTATCGGCATATGATCAGAAGATGTTCATGAAGCGTGAGAACATTGCTGATCGTGGTATCTGGACTGCGAAGAAGCGATACATTCTCAACGTATGGAACAGTGAGGGTGTTCAGTATGCTGAACCCAAACTGAAAGTCATGGGTATTGAGGCAGTTAAGTCCTCTACACCTGCACCTTGTCGTAAGATGTTGAAGGATGCTTTCAAGATTATGATGACTGGCAGTGAAGATGATGTGATTGATTACATTGAAAACTGCCGAACAGAGTTCAAAGGCATGAATCCAGAGGACATTTCTTTCCCTCGTTCGGTATCTGATGTTGACAAATACAAATGTGTCAACTCAATCTATGACAAAGGTACTCCGATTCATTGTCGGGGAGCACTTTTGTTCAACCACTACATAAAACAGAAAAAACTCACCAACAAATATTCATTGATCCAAAACGGAGAGAAAATTAGGTTTCTTTATTTGAAAAAACCAAATCCAATTCATGAAAACGTGCTATCCTTTATTCAAGAATGGCCAAAAGAATTGGATCTTGGCAAATACATTGACTATGATCTTCAATTCGATAAGGCATTCTTGGAACCACTCAAAATTATTCTTGATTCAATTGGTTGGTCTGTTGAAAAAACTACAAGCTTGGAGGCATTCTTCTCATGAAAGACCAGTATACTATCGATGATGGTGAATCGAAACAGGATAAATGGAATCGTGGACTTGACATCTTTATTGAGTCTGTTCACAAACCAGACTCAGCACTTCGACAGTGTGCCCATAATCAAAAGTGTTATCATGAATTGATGGATGTCCGCAAGAATGTGCTAGAATATCTGAATACACTGAGGTGGCATTGATGGATTTTTTGAAAGACATCGTGAAAGAGATTGGTGATGATTACACCAAACTTGCTAGCGATATTGATGAAACTGAAACTTATGTTGACACAGGTTCGTACATTTTTAACGCACTGGTTTCAGGTAGTGTATTTGGTGGTGTATCTGGGAATAAGATTACTGCTATTGCTGGGGAGTCTAGCACTGGAAAGACTTTTTTCAGCCTCGCAGTGGTTAAGAATTTTCTTGACTCTAATCCTGATGGATATTGCCTGTATTTTGATACTGAGGCAGCTGTCAATAAGTCACTCCTAGCAAGTCGTGGAGTTGATCTAGATCGAACTGTTGTTGTGAATGTCGTAACAATTGAAGAGTTTCGTAGCAAAGCACTGAAAGCAGTTGATATATACTTAAAAGCACCAGTAGATGAACGCAAACCTTGCATGTTTGTGCTTGATTCTCTGGGTATGCTTTCAACTGAAAAGGAAATCACTGATGCTCTAAATGATAAACAAGTTCGTGACATGACAAAATCACAACTTGTTAAGGGTGCTTTCAGAATGTTGACGTTGAAACTTGGTCAGGCTAACATACCAATGATCGTCACCAATCACACCTATGACGTTATCGGCGCTTATGTTCCTACTAAGGAGATGGGAGGTGGTAGTGGCCTTAAATACGCCGCTTCTACTATCATTTATCTTAGCAAGAAGAAAGAGAAAGACGGAACAGAAATTGTTGGAAACATTATCAAAGCAAAGACTGCTAAGTCGCGTTTAAGCAAGGAGAATAAAGATGTGGAAATTCGTCTTTATTATGATGAGCGCGGTCTTGATCGTTACTATGGTCTTCTTGAACTCGGTGAGATCGGCGGACTTTGGAAGAATGTCGCAGGACGATATGAAATTGATGGTAAGAAACTCTATGCCAAGCAAATTCTCAAAGAACCTGAGCAGTATTTTACCCCAGAGGTAATGCAAGCATTGGACGAAACCGCACAGAAGGAGTTTAGTTATGGAGAAGGTTGAGAATCTAGTTCTCAAAAATCTCCTCTACAATGAAGAATATGCTAGGAAAGTCATCCCCTTTATCAAGGGGGAATACTTTGAAGACCCTAGCAATAAAGTTCTCTATGAGGAGATTTCTTCTTTCATTGTTAAGTACGATGAATTACCCTCAAAAGAAGCAGTATCAATTGAAGTTGAGAATCGAGAAGATCTAACAGAATCTCTCTTCAAGGAACTCAGTAAGGTTCTTTCTTATCTTGAAAAAGAACCTGCTGACTTTGTATGGTTATGTGACACCACAGAACGATGGTGTCGTGACCGTGCTATATATCTGGCACTCATGGAGTCCATCTCCTTAGCAGATGGAAAAGATGAAAGGAAGGGGAGAGATGCGATTCCCTCTATTCTTTCTGATGCTCTTGCAGTGTCATTCGATAATCATGTTGGACACAATTACCTAGAAGACTACGAAGAACGTTATGCCCTCTACCATCGCAAGGAAGACAAGATCCCGTTCGATCTCGAATACCTTAACAAAATTACAAAAGGTGGTCTCCCTAACAAGACTCTCAACATCGCTCTTGCTGGTACAGGTGTCGGCAAAAGTCTATTCATGTGCCATGTTGCTAGTTCCGCGCTCATGCAGGGCAGGAACGTACTCTACATTACATGTGAAATGGCAGAGGAGAAAATTGCTGAGCGAATTGACGCAAACCTTCTGAACGTAAACATTCAAGATATTGTTGATCTACCCAAACAAATGTTTGATAATAAGGTCAACAATCTTTCAAAGAAGACACAAGGTAACCTAATTATTAAAGAGTATCCTACTGCGTCTGCACATGCTGGACATTTCAGGTCACTTCTTAACGAACTTGCACTTAAAAAGTCTTTTAGACCTGATATCATTTTTGTGGATTATCTCAATATTTGTGCCTCTTCGCGTTACAAAGGGTCTGCCAATATCAATTCCTATACTCTTGTTAAGTCGATTGCTGAGGAGCTTAGAGGACTCGCTGTCGAAGCGAACGTACCTATCGTATCTGCCACCCAGACTACCCGTTCTGGTTATGGTAGCTCTGATGTTGACATCACTGACACTAGTGAATCCTTTGGTCTCCCTGCTACTGCTGATCTTATGCTTGCCCTTATTTCGACTGAGGAATTGGAAGAACTGGGACAGATTATGGTGAAGCAATTGAAGAACCGATACAATGATCCGACCATCAACAAACGATTTGTGGTGGGCATTGATCGTGCCAAGATGCGCCTCTATGATTGTGAGCAATCTGCTCAAAACGATATCCTTGACAACGGCAAGGAAGAGGAGTATGATTATGAGGAAACAACTGACTTAAAGAAAAAGTTCTCTACCCTGAAATTCTGATGATTGATACCGAAAAGTACGTTGAATTTGTTCGTGAAACCACCAGTGATCCGTCTCTGGATTATGCAGCATTTCTTTCCCGCACCAATGCTCTTGAACTTGAAAACGATTGTAACGTTACTCAACTTCTGACTGCTGCTCTTGGTCTTGGTGCCGAAGCAGGAGAGTTTACTGAGATCGTAAAGAAGATTGTCTTCCAAGGCAAACCGTATAATGAAGATAATGTTTTTCACATGAAGCGTGAACTGGGAGATATCATGTGGTATCTGGCACAGGCATGTATGGCACTGGATATTAGTATTGATGAAGTGATGAAGATGAACTTTGAAAAACTGAGTGCCCGTTATCCTGAGGGTGCATTTAGTATTGAGCGTTCTGAAAACCGTAAAGAAGGTGATCTGTGAGCGAAGAATATACTTGGATTGATGATTGTTTCCGAGTCTACAAAACTTACTATGGACTCTGGCACAGTGCTAAAAAAGATGGAACAGAACTCGTCACGGCTATTGATGAGAAAGTGTGTATTCAAATGACACGGTTCTATCTTAAAGGTCTTCAAGATGGATGGACTGAAAAAGAAAGTCGTGTGGTAAATGATGGAGTTGTTGGAGGTAAACTTTAAGGCAAGTTTTTTATAAATATCCATATAAGAATAAAAATTTTCTAAGATGGATCTGAATAGTTTTAGAAGTTTGGTGGAAGCATACAAGAGCGTTCATGCTCCCCAAGAAGTAGAGGAAGCAATCCAAGAGGCAGACTCTATTGCTGCAATGAGAGAAAGAGCTGCTAAGAGAAGAAAGCAGCGTTATGGTGCTAGTGACACCAGTCGTGGTGGAAGAGATGATTTCAGACCTTATACCAAGGCAGATTATGAAAGAGGTGAAGCAAATGATCCTAGAAAGAAAGTAAAA